GTGCTAAACGATACCAAAATAAAAGCCTTAAAAGCTAAAGACAAAAAATACTATATTGCTGATTTTGACAACCTACTTCTTTGTATTTATCCGAGCGGTAAGAAAACTTTTATATTTAATTATAAATGTCCTAAAACTTTAAGATACAAAAGAATAACTCTAGGGGAATACCCTACCCTCAATCTTGCTAACGCTAGAAAACAAAGAGATAATCTAAAAGTAAATTTAGCTGAAAATGACAGTATAAGAGAAAAGTATGAAATAACATTTAAAGAATTAGCGTTAGAAAAAATGGATCTTAAAAAACTTGAATTAAGCGAAAAAACCTACAAAAGCTATATGAGTTATTTACAAAGATTTGCTTTTGGAATTTATGGAGAAATTATATTAGATAAATTGCAAATCAAGGATATTTTAAAAAGTTTTGAAAAATTTAGAAAAGAAAATATAAGAGAAGGTGCCGATAAGTTCTTTACTCTTTTAAATGAAATTTTTAGACATGGTGTTATAAAAGAATATATTAAAAGTAACCCCATGGCAAATCTAAATAGAAAAGAATTGCTTATAAATAAAGCGAGTAAAAATCATGCCACCTTGTTGGAAACTAAAGAAATTAAAGCATTAGTAGATAATATAATTGATTACAAGGGATATATTAGTGTAAAAATTGCAGCAATGTTTTCTTTATTAACTGCGCAAAGAAGCTTTAGTATAAGAAGTGCAAAATGGGAAGATATTGATTTGGAAAATGGTATTTGGTATATACCGCAAGAAGATATGAAGATGAAAAGAGCACATACTATACCTTTAAATTCTCAATGTGTATATATGCTTAAAAAATACAAAGAGATGAGTATTAATACGGGCTATTTATTTTATAGTTTAAGAAGTAAAAGTGAAATTATAAGCGATAACACAATTAGATCCATGTTTAGAAGAATGGGCTACTCTAATGATGATTTTACACCGCATGGCTTTCGTGCTATGTTTAGCACCCTAGCCCATGAAAATAGAAATAAGCACCAAATGAGTAGCGATATTATAGAATTGTGTTTAGCGCATGTAGAAAAAAACAAGATTAAATCTGCATATAATCATGCTTTAAATTTGAAGGAAAAAGCTATCCTTATGCAGTGGTGGGGAGATTATCTTGATGAGATTGCTGATCTAAATCAACAAGTCCGAAATATTTTTTTATAAAATTTTCAATATCTTGTTTAGGATACAATCCCGAACAATTTCTATGTTGTTTAAACTCTCTAAATTTGCCTTGTTTGGCGTATTTGTGAACTATAGGCTCTTTTACTTTTAAAAGATTTGCAACTTCTTTTCTTGTGTAGTAATCTCCGATATCTAATCTAATCATTTTAAACTCCTAATCTTTTATCTATAATTTCAAAAATAGTATCCTTGTAATAATTCCAAAGCCATTTCTGTTCTTCATCTTCTAAATCATCAACGCTTAAATTACGCCATTCTTTTATTGTTTTAGTATTACAACCTAAATTCATCATAGTTTTTGTAAAAGTCACAACATAGGTATCCACGACAATACTAAAGATATTTTTCATATCTCCTATACAGTCCCTAAGACTTACATTTTCAAATATACAATTTTCAAATTCTGTTCTTAAAAAATTACAAAAATAGAAACTTGCTCCACTAAAATCGCAATCTATAAAAGATGTATTCTTGCTTGAAATATCATTTAAATTAGCGTTTTTAAAGCTAGTGCCGTTTATAAACACATTATCAAAATCTAAGCCACTTAGATTTACATTTTCTAAGTTTGCATCATTTAAAGAAATACCTTCTAAAATGCAATACTCAACTAATTCTTTTTCACTTTTCCTATCATTTTCGATAATGATAGTTTCATCAAGTCTTTTTAAAATTCCCATCTCATCTCCTTAATATTTTTCTCCATTTTTCTTCGTATTCTTCATAATTTTGCCAATAATCAAGACTTTGCTTTAGCTTCTTAACAACAGCATCCCAAGTTGTCATTTTTGTACTTTCTAATGCTATTTTTTCAGCTAAAAATTCAAATTCCCATTCTTTTATGCAAATCATTCCGTAATCACGAGCTAGTATTTTTCTAAGCTCTAGTAATTCTTCCTTGCTAAGCTTTCTTTTAAAACTCAACTCCTTTTTCTTTTCTAAGTCGTATTGTAAGGCTTTGATTTTGTTTTCATAATGTTCCTTTTGTTGTTTAAGCTGTGATTTATAACCTAAGCTTTGATGAAAAGCTAGTTTTTGCATTTTCTCTTGTTCAAGGTTTTTAAGGCGTTTCTCACATTCTATAAAATAACGCCTCGCTTGTCTTCCCTTTTCGTTGTTTTCAACCATGCAAAGCTCTTTAGCCATATCTAAGGTTACATAATATTCTTTGCGTGGGCGACCTTTTGTATAAACAAGTTCTATAATGTAGTCTTGGTTTTCAATGAAATTGTAGTGGTTGATACGGCGATTAATCCATTCTGCAAAATTAGAAGTTATTTTTATATATTTATAAATTTCTCTAGCATTTACAGAATTAATTTCTGCACCTATTGTTTGGTTTGTAATAGGAATAAGAGTTATGTTTTGCATTTAGCTTCCTTTAGATTGTTTTTATATTCTAAAATTATTCCAAAAAGAAGCTTAAAAGAATATTAATAGATTAATATTATATTCTAAAAAGATTACTTATTTAATCTATTATCTAAGTCTTTAGTAACCGCATAAACTATATATTGATTTATAGTCATTCCTAAAGATTGTGCTATTTTTTCCATAATTTCCAACATTTCGCCATTAAAAGTTATTTGTAGTTTTTTATTTTCCATTGGTTCTCCTTATTTAAAGTTTTTTCGAAATTGCGAAAAAAGGTTTTAATTATCTTTGATTAAAAGTTTCCATATCTTTCATAATAAGATGATAAATATATGTATTTAAAGCAAAACCTAAGCTGTCAGCTCTCTCTTGAAGGTATTCTTTCGCCTTATCACTAACCTTTAATTGTATAAGATTGCTCCCCTTACTTTCTTTCTCTTCTGCCATTTTCTTTTTATCCTTTTCTATATCTTTTTCTTTTGCATTTTCTTATTTAAAACTTTTCAATAAAATTATCGAAAAGCCTATTATTTATTTTTCTCAAAAATGAGAAAAATTATTTATGATTATTTTTCTTTTAATCTACCTTTTTCATCAAATTCTATATCTTCATCTTGCTCTCTTAATTTTATCTTTTTGAAGTTTTCCCACATTTGTTTCATATTATCGCTAGTTTGCATTATGCCTATAACCTTATAGATTTGTGCTGTTAAATTAGGTTGTCCTATATCTTTAGATAAACTTTGATGGTATCTTGCATTTTTTGGGGTTATTTCTTTTAATTCTTCTAAAACTCCTTTTGGAAGCTGTTCGTAAATAAGAGTATTAGTCCATTTTCCTATTATTGCTGGGCGTTTTTGTATACCTTTTGTTGTGAAGTCCCAATCATTAAGCCTAAATAGTTCCTTATAAAAATCATCTGGAAATCTTTTTTCCCACTTAAGTAATTCTTCACTAATATAAGCCTTTAGTATTTTTTGAAGTTCATCTCTTTCTCTTTCATACTGATAACCTGTTGCTTCATCAACTAAAGCTGTAATTCCAAGTCTAGCCAAAGAACGAATTAAAATCTCTGCTTTTTTTGCTGTTTCTATTTGTGCTTGGGTTAAAATACCTTCTTCTCTTGCTTTTAAATATAAATCAGCCACTAAGGGTAATATATCCGCATTATAACCTTCTTTAACTTTGCTGTTTTTATCTAAATATGAAATTCGGCTGATCTGAGTTTTAAGTTCCGAAGAAATCAACGGTTGGAGATTTTTTGCATCCATAAAAGCGGGTATTTGATCTAGCCTTGCATTTCCTCTTGGTTCTCTTCCTAAGGCTCTAAATACTCCGCTATGGGTAATAATTCTTACTCCATTTTCTAAAACTGCCACATCAATAGAGCTTTCATTTATTTTTAAAACACCATCTGCCAAAGATTTCAGTAGTTTCTCTTCTGCCATATTACTCCTTTATCTCGCAAACTAATTCTATATCGCAATTTTTAGGATTGGTAAAACATTCAAAGGCTTGTTTAATTCTAAAAAATGGGTCATTTAGTTGGTTTATACCAAAATTATTCCCACAAATAGGGCAAACATACAAAGAATGCCCTATAAACATAGAAAATTCGCTTTTACATTCTTTGCAAGTGATTTTAATTTTTTTAATATCCTTAATATTTGTCATTTTACTCCTTTCTTTTAATTTCTTAATTTTATCAAAAAGTTTATAAACACCTTCTAAAGTCCATTTGATTGTCTTATTTTTAAAAGAATTTTCTACTAAAAAATAATGTGTGTTTTCTATAAACTCATCATTATGCGTCCTAAGATGTTTTGCTATCGTTAAGCCTGTTGTTAAGCCATAATTAATAGCGATTTGTTCATTTGTAAAAATTAAATTTGAAGTGATATTTTGCATAATCCTACCTTTTGCTAATTATAAAAAAGTAGGATTGTAGTTTTATTTAGTGTTGTGTTTTGTGTTTTTCTTTATAAAATGTATAAACTAAAGCTATTGAAACTATAACTAAAGTTACCGCACCAATTCCTAAAATGATTTCCATTTTAACTCCTTTTAGATTTAATTTCGCCAAGCCCTGAAAGAAACATAATTAAAATGCCTTCAGCTATAGCATAAGTCGCTTGACTTTGTGGAACATCGCTAAATTGCAAAGCAAAAGCTCCATTTACAAAGATACCTAAACCTATATTTCTTCCTGTGTTAAAAATAAGTTCTAACATTTTTTCCCTTTTTAAAAGTTTAGCACACTAAATAAAATTTAACAATATATTTTTACAAAATTCCTTAATTTCCTGTGCTGTCATTTTTCTCCTTTATTTAAAACATAAATTTAAGGCTCATTTCTAAAGCCCTATTTACAATACTTCTTATAAGCTCATCTCTTCCTGTACTTAAAGCTTTTCTAAGTTGCACTCCTAAGCCATCTTGTTTTAAAAGCTCTAAGGCTTTCGGTTTTAAAATAGCTTTTTTAACTTTTCCGCTTTCTAAATCCATACTCTCAAAATCCAAAAAATGATTATTTTTTAGGTAATTTATCGTATGATAAGCGTTTAATTGATGTGTTAAAAACTCTTCATATTCTAGTTTTGGGATAAAATCAAAAAAGTTAAAATCGCTTGGAATAGGAAAGGTACTATAAAGTTCTCCCAAAGTTTTTGCCGTATAGCTTTCAAAAAGCTCAATATTTTCACTCATTTAAATCCCCATTTATTGCAAAGCAAATTTAAATCCGTATTTGTCTTTAAAAGTTCATCAAAATAAAGCTCTAGTTTATCAATATAAAGTCTAGCACCTTTTAAATCATCATTTTGTATATTTTTAATTGCTAGATTTTTACTATCTTTGATAAGTCTTTGAAGCTCATCTTTTTTATCTTTAAGCTCAGTTAAACGACCTCTTGCGTAAGTAATTGTTTCTTCTTGCATTTTAATCCTTTATCTCATACAAAATTCGATTAAATCATCAATATCATTTAAATCATTTTTAGAAAAGTATAAATAAGCTTTAGGACTGATTAAAACTCCTGAAAAATCGCCATTATTTTCTTTATCGTATTTTAAAACTTTGCATTCTTTTAGAAAATGAATACAAGAGCTAAAGTCTATTTTATATTCTTTACAATCTTTGTTAAAATCATCTGAAAAAAGTATGCTTTGATTTGGAAAATCATTTAAAAGTGTTTTTATAATACGTTTTGAAATAAGCTTAAAAGCTTTGAAGTTTTCCATTAATTCTCCTTTATTTTATCAAAATTTCAAATAGACTAGTTTCTATGTGTTTAAACATAATTTCATTAGCACTTTTAAAAAAGTCTTTTTTAATCTCAAAGCCATAAGCTTTGCGGTTTAAATTTGTAGCTGCTAAAAGAGTGCTTCCGCTTCCAGCGCATGGATCTATAACAACATCACCTGCATCTGTAAAAATAGTGATTAATCTTTCTAGCAATTTAACAGGCTTTTGTGTGGGATGTATTTTAGGAATACCTTCATCTTTTTGCCAATCCATGCAGTTATAAATCATCTTGCCATCATTATTAAATTTTGGAAGTTTTTCACGATATAAGATTAAAGCATATTCACAATTTCCAACTATTCTCATATTTGCTTTTAAAACTTGAGATGAGCTTTGTTTTCTAAAAACCAAATTTATATAATGATTAAAGCCATATTTTTTAGCTACTTCAATTAACATTGCTTGTTGCTCAAAAGAGCAAAAAACAATCATGCAAGGACTTTTACCGGATTGTTTAGGTTCTTTTATAAGCATTTTTGAACAAAAGTGCATAAATTCGCTAACTCTAAAATCATTATCTGTATCAAAAAATGCCTTGTTTGCTTTTTTGCTTTCTCCATTTTTATTATCCCCATTTATATACCATTCAGGAGATGAAGCATAAGCATTGTTGCCTAGATTATAAGGAATATCAGCTATTACAAGCTGTGCTTTTGGTATATTATATCTTTTAAAATTTTGAAAATGGTCGTTATATAAATTTGGTTTCATTTTTACCCCTTAAAAATTTTTCAACATCTTCAAAAGCTTTAACAATAAGCTTTTTTTCATGAAAGTAATTTCTTCCGCTTGGCTTACTTTTGTAAATTTTGTAAGCCTTTCTGAGTTCTTTTTTACTTATGTGATTTTTATAATTTATTTTTTCAATTGCAATCCCATTGCTTCTTAAAAAATGACAAAAGCAACTTCTCCTCTCGCTAAATGGAACGATTTTTACAATTTCAAGATAATTAGAACGGCAAACTTTCATCATCCTCTCCTATTTCGATATATTTTTCATTGTTATTGTTTTTTACTTCATTTCCATAAGGATTATAGCTTTGATTTTGATTTGGAATAAATGATTTATTATTGTCGTTGTTTAAAGATTTATGCCTTGCTTTAAAAGATTTTATAGATAAAGGCTCTTTATTATTTTGAAACTCATCCATGCTTTGCATTTTTTTATTAAAAATTCTATCAAGAAAGATTTTGTTAGCAAGTTCTCCATTTTTACTTAAATATTCTTCTGTTCCAAAACCTAAAACTAAAAGTTTATTAACTAAAGAATTTAGATAAATAACTTCAGTCTGCACTCCAAAAACATTCTCATTTCCCTTTTCGCTAAAATCAAGTTCATCAATTCCAAAGAATTTCATAATAGCATTTAATTGTCTAAATCCTAAATAATTTTCTTTTTCTCCATTTTTACCCATATAGCTAAAATCGTTATTTTTAGCTACAAAAAGATTAAAAATGGCTAGTTTTTGATCTTTTGAAGTTAAAAATTCAAAACAAATAAAAGTATTATTGCTTCCATCGCTTGCCAATTTATCATATAAAAAGGCTTTGCGGAAAACTCCGCTATAAAGCCCACCTTCACTTAAATACTCTACGCTTGGCGAATAATTTGCCACTTCAAAACTTGCCTTAAATGCTGGTAACATTATAATTCTCCTTTTAATTGTGTTAAAAATTCATCTTTATTACTTAGAACTTCTCGTATTTTTTCACTTGTAAATAAAGAATGTTTTTTTATAAAATTGTTTTGCTCCCCAGTGTTTAAACCATTATCACTCATAAATTTTCTAAGTTCAGCACCTAAATCTTTTAGCTCTTTTGCTTTATTTTCTATAGCTTTTTCATCACTACCACAAACTTTTAAATCTTCATTTGGATTTGAAAATCGCTTTTCTTTTATTGTTTCTAATTCACTTTCATCAAGGATTCCAAGTCCACAAATACTTAAGGTCACACGCCTTTTTGATTTTGTGATAGCTTTCATTATTGCGTTTGCTAAATTATCGCCACCTAAATTTTTAATATTTAAAGCACCTGTATCACAATCCGTTCTTCCATCGGGTGTTGCTGCGTAGGATGTAACCATATAAATATCGCCAACTTGTGCCACTTCTGTTTTTGTAATACTTACTTTTCTTATTTGTCTTAGCTGATCTGTGGCTGATTTATTTGCATATAAAGTAAGTTTGCCATTTAATACTATGTATTCAAAAGGCTTTGTAAGCATGTTTAAGCCTAAACTTTCACAAAGATTTTTAACATAAGACGCTCGTTCTACGTCGCTCAGTTTTGATAAATCACCTTTTACCAAAGCCAACTCATAAGGATTAAAATTTATTTCTAATTTATTTTCTTCTTTTAATACAACTTCATTACTCATTTTTCATCTCCTTAATATTTTTCTCCATTTTTCTTCGTATTCTTCATAATTTTGCCAATAATCAAGCTCTTTTTCAAGCTTCTTAACAACAGCTTCAAAAACAGTATCTTTTCCTATTTTTTCAGCTAAAAATTCAAATTCCCATTCTTTTATGCAAATCATTCCATAATCACGGGCTAGTATTTTTCTAAGCTCTAGTAATTCTTCCTTGCTAAGCTTTCTTTTAAAGCTTAGCTCCTTTTTATGTTCTAAGTCATACTTTAGGGCTTTGATTTTATTTTCATAATGTTCCTTTTGCTGTGCTAATTGAGATTTGTAGCCGATTTTTTGATGATGATTTAAAGAATTTAGTCTTAGATTTTCATCGCTTAAGCTTTTAAATCTAGCTTGTGTTTGCTCTCTTAAAAGCTTAGCTACTTTTTTGCGGTATTCTTTAGCCTTAGGACTTTTTATAAAAAAGCCTAGCATATAAACACCTTCTAAAGTCCATTTGATTACTCTTTGTCTTCCGCCTTTGGTTTGCTCATAATCGTAGAAATAGTGTATATTTTCTATGAGTTCATCAGCGTTTCTTAAAAAATGTTTTGTGATTGAATTTTTGGTAACTTCATAAAATGAAGCAACTTGTATTGAAGTATTATTTTGTATTTGTGATAGCATATTAACCCTTTCATTTTATGCTTTGAAAGGGTTGTTTTGATTTAGTGCTTACTTTCTTTCGTTTTGTCTTTTAGAGATTTATTTTGCTTATAAAATAGATAGCAAGTATAAGCAAAGAGTATAACGCTTACTCCTGCAATAATGTTTAAACCTATCTCATTCATCTTTTTGCCTCCTTTGCATAAGAATACATATAGCCATAATCCCAACGCTAAAAGCAGTTATGATAAAGCTTTGCGGTTTAAAGTCAAAATTCATTAATGCGAAACTCCCATTAACAAATAAGCCAAGCCCTATGTTTTTAATTAATTCTAACATAGCCAAATTCTAACACAAAAATCTTAAACAACCCTAATTCAAAGAACATAAATTACTAAAATCTCGCTTAACTCCTTTTGAGTAATGTTTAATTCTTTACAAGTTTTTTTAACAATGTTTTCTTTCTCCATTTTATTCCTTTTCATCTGTAATAAATCTAAACTCTGCTTTTTTATGCTCTTTTAAGCTTTGCAATATATTTCCTAGTTTAGAAAGTGGAGCTTCATCATAAGAATTATAAAAAGCATTATTACAAAGTGGGCATACAATGACAGTTTTACCTATATCTAAAGTGATTTTAGTTTTACATTGTTTGCAGGTGATTTCTAAACTTTTTAAATTTAACATTTTAATCTTTCCTTTGTTTTTATAATTTTATCAAAAAGTGCTTTATTTTTATGCTCCTTTTTTGATTTTTAAACACATTGAAATACTTTCTTTATAAAACTCTTTAGGCACAGTAATATTTTTTTGCTCTAAAAAGCCCTTATAATCAATTGTAGTTCTACTTTGCGGATAAATTGTAATATCCAAACATCTTGCTTTTTCTCCATTTGCTAAGGCTATGAGTTCTTTTTTAAGACTTTCTAGCTTTTCCTTAATAGGTTTAATCGTGTTTTCAAGCCTTATAATTTCAATCGTTAGATTTTTTGCTTTAGTATCTTCAAGCTCTTTATAATCGCTTTTTTGATCTATGATATAATCTAATATAAATTGCTTTATATTTTTAACCAACCATTCTTGATAAGCTTCATCTTTTGAAACTTCGCACTCTACAATCTCTTCTTCTTTGTTCATGGCTACAAATATACATTTTTCTTTACCACTGATATAAAGCCCAAATTGCACTTGAGCGTAGTATTTATCACTTGGCTTTTTATTTTTTTTGATAAAATCGTATTCATTTTGTGAGTATTTAAATTCATAAATAATTCCATTTTCATCAATCCCATCTAAACTTGCTATAAACATTTCATTTTCTAGACTTTGTAAAACTACAGGAGTGATACTCACAGAATGTAAAAACTCAACTCTAGCTCTAATCAAAGGCTCATATTCATTGCCTCTTCTCATGGCTTCATTTTGATAGACTTCTTTAAGTCCTAAGATAATATCTCTTGCCTCTTCTTTAGAGTTAAAAGCACCTTTAATACCTACACAAGATGCTACCATGGACGCACCTATTTTTCCTTTTCTAAAATTTAACCATTCCACACTACCCTGCTCTAAATCAATTATTTTATACTGCATGATTAATTCCTTCTAATAATAAATTTGCGATTTTAATTTGTCCTTTGCCTGTGATTTTCGTTGTGCTTACTAATCTATCTCCATTTATTGTACTGATAGTTGTTTCACTTACTTTGAAAAGTCCTTGCTCTATGCATTTTTGATAAGGCTTATTATCACTCATTAAAAAGCCATTATCCCTTAAAAAAGCAAAAAGTCTTTTTTCTCCGATTTCGATTTTATTTTTTTCATAAAGTATTTTTGCGAAATCTCTTATTAAAATAGCATCATTAGTATCTTTTATACGATTTGCAAAGTGAATAAGTGGTGCGTTTTCAAGCTCTTTTTCTTTTAAGCTTTTATTTTCAAGTTCAAGCTTTTCGTTTTTCTCTAAAAGCTCTAAACCTAAAAGTAAAGCTTCTTTATGCGTTAAAGGCTTAAAACCATAATTTCCATTTTTTCTAATACTTGGTAAAACTTCTTTATTTACCCACATTCTAAAAGGTTTTGCGTTTTTACTTCGACTATTATTCATCACATAGTAAAGTTGTGCTTCATCTATCATAGTGAATTCTTTCACACCAAAACCAGTATCAAAGCTATGTAGATTTAATCTAGATAGCTCAAACTCCCTTAAAATGGCATTTTTAACATCTGTAGTATTTTGTATATCTAAAATCTTGCAAACATCACTTAAGCAAAATAAAGGCTCATTATTTTCATCCTTTATCACTCTAACTGCTAAATTATCTTTTTTAAAGATTTCTAAATTCATTTTTCATCTCCTTTTAATAATTTTAAGATTTTTTTATCTCTAGCCTTGTTATTTTGAACATAATTATCAAGGCAACAAAATAAGGTAAAAGCAAATTCCAATACTTCAAAATTGCTTAAATCCTTTTTTCCTTTAGTCGCTTTTGCTAAACATTCTAAAAACTTTTCTTCTTGGCTCATTTGCTAAGCCTTAATGCAATATAAGCAAGTAAAACCACTTGTAAAACTTCTAAAATTTCACTCATTTTAAGCTCCTTATGCTATAATTAAAGGATACACAATGCTTAAGATTTAAAGGGCTTTCGCCCTTTGCTTATATCCATAACTGGATAATCTTACAAATTAGATAAACCAAAAGGGCAATTTTGATTAAAAAATCTAATCTTTGCATTGTGTTTCCTTTATTTTGGATTTCAAAAGTAATTTATTTTTACTTTTGATAACACAATTATATCATATTAATTACTTATTGTCAAGCTTATAATAATTTATTTTTATTTTTTGTAGATAAAGAAGTAATTTAAATTTACTTTGTGGATTAATTTTCGTTAATCCACGCTTTAAAGTCTTTTTTGATAGCTTCTGCTTTTTCTAGTTTTGCTTCTAGCTCAAAAATTTTTTTAAGCATATTAATGGCGTGTGCCATTTGAAAACTTATTTTTTCAGTAGAAATAGCATTTTTTACCGCACCTTCACCAAAACCTATTAACTCGGCTAACTCTTTATAGGTTAAATTTCTTTCCTTGCAAAATTGTTTTAATTCTTCACTTGTCATATCTCTCCTTTTTACTGGTTATTTTAACATAATCGCTTAAAATTTTAACTATTTGAGTTGCTAAAGGGCGGTATTCTTTATCTGCTATTTTTTGCAACTCTTCTTTTAATTCTAATGGAATTCTTATACTTAGCGGTTTTGTTTGTCTTTTCATAATTCTTTCTCCTTTAATCTTTTTACTTCTTTTATGGCTATTTCATCATTATTTTTAACCCCTATAAGTCCTAAAGCATCAAGTATTTTTATGCGAAAATTACTAAGTTTTACATTGATTTTAATTTCTTCTTCTAGCTTCAATGAAATTTCATTTATAGCAGTATCTTTTAATGCTATTACACCTTTTAGCCTTTGAACTTCTTTTTCTAAGTTTCTGATTTTTTCATTCTTTTTAAATATCAAGAACATAGTTTTGACCTTTCTTTTGCATAAAGAAGCTCATAAATTTTATTTTGCAAAGAGCTAATTTCTTTTATATTTTTCATATTTGCTTCTATTTGGTCTTTTAACTGCTTTAAAAGCTCTATTTTTTCATTTTCAAGATTAGAAATTTCAGTTTTTAAAGATTTATTTTCATCTTTTAAAGACTTATTTAGCTTCATTTCTTTTCTATATTCATCTTTGCTAAGTTTAATGATGACTTGTTCTTTTGTGTGATAAGCTTTCATTTTTCTCCTTTTAGATTAATGCTTAAAAGGGGCAACTGAGTTCTTTAGAATAGGAAATAAAACAAAAAAGGTAAATTCTCAAGTAGTTAATTTGTAAAAGTTGCCCCATTTAAGCATTAAAGGAGTTTAAGAAAAGCCGAGCAAATCCGCAAGTCTCGGCATTGTATAATCGTTTAAGTTTATGCTAAGCGGATTTGGTTAGAATTTGTCTGTGTTAAAAAATATTAGAGTTTTATAAGCTCTCTAATTAGCTCTAAGATTAAGATTAAAATTGTTAAAATTTTATCCCACATTTTAGAGCCTCCTTTCTCAACACCGAGACAAGTTAGCAACTTAAACTTTATAATTATACTTTCTTTTTCTTAAACTCTTGATTTTCTGTCGTTTTTAAAGTGCAAGAAAACCTTAAAAATAGCACTATAAACAATAATATCGAGCCAAGTTTATGGATAACTTGCTAACCCTTCCGCTATGCTATTGCTATTGTTTTATCCGAAATAAATTCGTTTAAAACCGCTTTGCTAAAGCCCCCGTCCCACTGCGTGGGTAAGAGTAAAGCAAAAAAAAGAACATTAGCAATTAAGCTTAATTTCCAAGCGGTCAAAAGCTTAAGAAAGCTCTTTTTTTAAAGAACTTGTTAAACTTTTAATAAAGCTTTTCGTATTTCTTCTCAAATTTCCTTACTTTTTCCAATAAATCATAGGTATCGTTAATAAACTCATCTCCATATGCTTGCAAAGAAGCTGCAATATCTTCATCATCTTCCAAGCTTACTTCTAAAATATTTTTAAATTCTTGCAAAGAGTTAAAAATATCCGCAAAGTTTTCTCTGCTCTCTAATTCATCTTTAACTAATTCTCTTGCGTAGTTAGAAATTCTTTTTTCTTCTCTATCAAAATACAAATCTGTAAAACTCATTTTTTATCCTTTTTTTAGTTATAATTACTTTCACTCTAGGAAGGTGATGTAATGGACGAAATACAAAGCTTAAAAGCTCAACTTAATAATCTTCTTTTAAGAGTTAGCGAGCTAGAAAGTAAAGTCGCAACACTTGAAAAAAGACTAAATGACAAAGATTTTCAAGTTTTAAACGAAACTCCTAATCTTTTAGAGAAATAACAAATCCTTTGTTTTCAAACGCTTCTTTGGTGATTAAGTTTTTAACTGCATTATGAAGAACATTAGCTAAAAACTCTTCCAAAGAAGCGTAACTTTTTGAATAATTTCTTTCAAAGGCTATTTCTAGCATTTTTTTAATATCAGGTCTTAAATCTAATTTAACCTCTAGCATTTTTTCATCCTTTTTGTTTTGTTGAAATAATTCTACAAAATGGATAATTAAAACAAACTTAAAATTTATACAATTTGGATAATTTTTAAAAAATATTTGTGGTATAATAAAGATAAAATTTTTTAAAAAAGGTTGGTTTAATGAGAAAAGTAATTTTATATGGTTTTGTTATATTGTTTTTGTCGGCTTGTTCTTACTCGCAAATTAAGAATGTTTCGCAAAGAAATAATATTATGGATACGGATAGGAAATTTTCTAGTGCATATGCAGAATGTGAGCAAAATAGTGAAGAAAGTCGGTATCTTAATCATAAAATAAATGAGCTGCTAAAAAATAAAAAAATATATGGTAAAGATATAAAAATAGAATGTAAAATATCTAACTATGATGAAGGCAGTAGAGCTTTAAGATATTTTATAAGTTTTGGAGCTGGAGCAGCTAAAGCAAAAATAGAAGTTAAATTAACTGATGATAACAATCAAACAATATCTACATTTTCAAATGATGCTATTTTGCCTGGTGGATTATTTGGTGGAGAATCTAAAGGAGTTTTTGATAATGCTGCTTCAGGTATAGTCGAGTATGTAAAAAAGACATTTATCGATAAAAAATAAATATAAGTAGATTTTTGCTTGCGATGGATGTAAAAGGTTGATGGGGTATTGAGGGAATAGTTTGGTGTTAATAGAAAGTAGAATTAAATTTTCTCCAATGATCTCTTAAGATAATAAAAACACTCTTACAGAAATCTTTTTGTTTTTCATTGTCTGTTAAACCAATACAAATAAAGTAGTCTTGCTCTATATTATTTAAAGCTTTAAAACACTTATCTTTTTCAAAAACACTACTATCTCCTAGATGAGATAAGTATTTAAGTAATTCGTTTTTGTGTTCAAGTAAAATTTCTATGTCTATACTAGTCATATTGGAAAGAAGAATTAAGAAATATCTAAAATTAATTAAGGCCATAATTCATTAATTTCCATATCATTTTTTTGTAATTCTTTTAGTCTTAATGCCTCTTTTTTATTTTCTTCCTTAAAAAAAGTAGCTATTGCATCTTGTGTAATTTCATTTCCAAGACTCGCAACATAAGAACTTTTCCAAGGATATTCTTCGTGAGTTTTTTCTCTAAGCTCCCAAGCCCCCATAGAACCGTATTTGTCAAAAATAAGAACTAAAAGTTCATGGGCATCTTTATTGTCAGCAATACAATCTGTATCAAAATCTTCAAGTTCATCAAAAGAGATAGAATTTGATCCATATTTTTTAAATTGTTCATACACTGTTCTAATTACAGGGCCGTGTTTCCACGCTTCAATTCTATCATCAAAGAGCGGTTTTTCAAATATAGCAAGCATATACCCTTGTGCATAATAAAGCATTTTTTGTATTTTTAAATTTGATAGCGTATCGCCAGCTTCTTTACTTCTTGCTAAGAATAAAAAGTATTTTGCAACATCTAATGCTTTCATAGTTTTTGCCTTATTTTAAGATATAAATATATTATCATATATTATCTTATATTATCTTATATTATCTTATATTTTTGTTCGCCTTTTAGATTATTTGCTTCTAATTTATAAGCTACTGCTTTAGTACCTTTGTAGTTATAATCATAGCAATTAATATAATAAAATTTATCTAAAACTTGAGAGCAGTTTTGCTTAGTAAAATACTTAGCAAAATCTTCACTTGGTTTATATTGCACATAATCAGCAAAAGCTACAGTTGCTAGCAACGGTAAAAGTATGAGTTTTTTCATTTTATTACCTATTTTATAGTTTAAGCTACTAAATAATCTATATATTCTTCTTTTTTGCTCCAAAGAAATGCTTTTACATTGTGCTCATTTGAAGCATTGACTAAAGCGTCCATATTTTTACCTTCCTTATTGTTAAAAATAATAATATTATCAGCATTAGCTTTTCTTTCTTGAGGTAAATCCATAAAAGAGAATAATGTTGCCTTTAAATTATCATTCTTTGGATTATTAATTATTTTTATAAGTCTTTCTTTTTGCTGTGAAGATTTTGTAATTAAAAAATCAAATTTATGATTTAAATGACTTTTTCCGTCCAAACTAATATTTTCTGTATATCTAATAAAATTTTCTTCAAAAAAATTTTTTACATCATCAAAAAAGAAGCTTTGTATTTTGCCTTGAGCTAACACAAACATATCATTAACGCTTATAAGTGCTTGTATAAGATTATGTTGTTTTTTTGCAAAGTTATTTTCATTCGCACGAGTAAACAAGATATCATTATTTTTTTGAATATTAAAACCATTAAGAATTATTTCTAATTCTTTCAATCTTTTTTCTGAGTTAAAATCAAAACCGCTTAATGATAAATTTCTTAAAGTTTCTCCGCCATCACTCAACTCTATCAAATCATCTTTTTTCTCTATATAAAATAAAATATTATCATTACTTTTATCTAAAAATGGCGTTGTAATCTCATACATATTATTTTCTATTTTGGATATATCAAAATTGCTTTTAATATAAGAAAAATAAGAATTCATAAGATTTTCTATGTTTAACAAAATAAATCACCTTTTGCAAATTTTATATTTATTATATTACAAAATTGGCAAAAATCATAGCTTTGATTTAAAAAATCATCATTTATTTTAATATTAAATTCACTTAAAGGGAAAGCCCATTTATCTGCATAGCTTTCGATAAAAATATGGATATGATTTTGGTCTCGAAATCTAAATTCGCTATATTTTTCCATAAGCTCTGATAATCTTTTATCACTTGGAATTTTATTTGGATTAAATTCTGGATTTGTATGAGAAGCATAAAAATCAATTCTTGCTATTATATTAATTGCATTATAACGGTATTGGTTTGTTTTTCTTTGAAATTGCACACTAGATCTTGAAATATCAAGTATAAAACTATCTTTATGATATTTATCATCATCGCATTGTAATTCTATTTTTAAAGATTTAGAATTTTCAGAACTTGGCAACATATAAGTTTGTTGTATTTTTGGATGTTTTTCGATACTTAATAATTCTTTTATATTCATCATCCCACCACTTCTATAAAATTTTTAAAGGTTTCAATTTTCATTTACCAATTTTAAATTAGATTTTGGGTTATTTGGTGTCTTTTGAATTTTTACAACTTTATAGATTTTTAAATCATCGATATCATCGATATCAATCCTAAAAGTAGTCGTTTTAAAACTATCACTTTGGTTAACTGGTTTAAATTCAATAACTCCAACATCTTTCTTTTCTACAAAAATCTTGCAAGCAATTTCATTATTATAGGTATAAACAACAAGATCTCCATGTCTTGGTTTTGAACTGTCTGTATCATATATAATAATGTCCCCATCTTCAATTATAGGAAACATGCTATCGCCATTCGCTCTAGCTGCTTTTAAATTTGATTTATTTTGTGATAATGGTATATAAGTAAATTCATCTTGACACTCATAAACATCATTAATTGGCAAGCCACAACTTACAGAGCCAGTAATTCTAATTCTTTGTACTTCAATTGGCTCATCTGATATTAAAACATTTGCATCAGTTTCTCCAAGAACTTTCAAAACCGCTTCGATAAATTCTGCAGTCATTTTTCTTTGTCCTAATACATATTTTGAAATTGCAGCGGTTTTAATTCCATGTCCATTTCTATACCCATATGCGGTTAATTTCTCTGCTAGCTCATTTTGTGTTAAATTATGCTTTTTTAAGAGTTTCTTTAAATTCTCTCCATTCATATTTTATAACCTTATATTCCAAAATAATTATACATATTGTATAATTTATAATTATACAAATCGGATTATTTTAAGAAAATTTTAATTATCCATTTTGTAGAATTATATTTATGAAAAGAATAGATTTAATTAAAAAAATAACTTTGAAATTTGGAGGAGCCAATAGCTCTTGGTATGCAAAACTTAACGGCAATAGGAAAGTTGATATAAAAACCGCATTAAAATTAAAAGATGAATTTAATATTCCATTGGAAGCATGGGGAAATTCTGAAATTTTTAGTAAAACCATGAAGGGAGTTACAAACATACCTAAGCGTGGAAGAAAAAGAAAGGATAGAGAATGAAAGTGATTAAAATCAACTCTTCTTTTATCAGACCACATACAATTAAAAGTTTTAGTGTTTATGCTGAGCAAGAATTTATTGTTCTTAAAATTTTTAATGGAGTGAATTATATACAGAATTTTGAAATATTTAAAAGCAAAGAGTTGGATTATCATTATACTTTTGGAGTAAAACAAAATTCAAAAACAGTTATGATATTAGATGAAATAGATAACTTAATGCAAAAACTCGCAGTAAATACCAGCCTTGAGGTTAAAAGACTTTTATCAAAAAGAAAGGGTTCTATTTTTAAAAATGAAACAATGTTTTTAGATTGTGAATTATTTAATTTTTTAGCGAAAAGCGAAGAAAAAAATAATATAGAACTACTTGTAAAAGAATATCGCAAAGAGCAAAGAAAAATAGGATTTTTCAAAAGGTTTTTTTTATGAAATTAGTTTTTTTGATTTACATAGCATCAATACTTGATGATATCAATCGCGTATTCTTTACCGCAGGCATTTTGACTCTTGCTTGTGGTATTTTTGCAATTATTCTCTACTATGGTAGCAAATTTGAACACAGTGAAGAATTTGCAAATATAGGAATAAAAGGAATGAAAATCTTTATTCCTATTAGCATAATAACAGGATCTATTGCAATTCTTACTCCAAGCAAACAAACTGCTTATTTGATGGCTGGTGCTTATATAGGAAATCAAGTTGCTACTAGTGAATTTGTAAATAATAGATTAGAAAAAATCATAGAAATTATAGATTTGAATCTTGATAAGCAAATCAAAGAATTACAAGGATTTAAAAAATGATACCAAGTTTTATAGGAAGCTTTGATGTGGCTATCGGGCGAAAAAGATTGAGAGAAAGAAAAGGCTATTTGAAATTATCAAACACTATAGCTTATGGAGGACTTAGTGTTGATGCTCTGGCATTATATATACAACTAGCTAAACTTAGTGAAAAAACGATTGTAAGTGAGATCTATCTAAGAGAGTTTATAAAAGTTAAAAACAATCAAAGAATTAGTTTAAATAGACTAAGAATTGCTAAAAAAGAATTAATTGAACTCAGACTTTTAGAAATTAAAAAGGTTAGAAATGGCTCTTTAAATTTTTATGAGTGGATTTTAAAAGATGAAAATTATCAAGTTAAAAAGCATTTTAACAAAGCTTTATCTTTGCTTAAAAGTGGTAATGAAAAGCTAAGCAAAACTCTTAAAAATAACACTTCATCAATCGACAGAAAATTAACTACTGAAAACGAAAAAAAAGAGAATTTGCATTATATAGAAACACGCACGCACGCACGCGATAATAAATTTATAAATAATATAAATATAAATATTAATAATAATAAATTTATAAAAAAAGAGAATTTAGAAAATTTAAAAAATAATCAAGAAAAGAAAGAACGCGTTTGTAATCAAAACGCCTCTTTTGTGACGAGCTTTATTGATTTTAGTAAAAAGGAGTTAGAGAAAATGGCAAAAAAAGAGTTTAAAGTCCCAAATGCAAATGAACTCATGAGACAAATAATAGCTTTTAATGAGAAAAATGGCACAAACTTTGGTGAAGAGTTGGCTAATGATTTTATAGGCTATTGGGATGCTAGGGAATGGAAAAGAAATGGAAAAAGAATGTCAAGTGTGGCAGGAAGTCTTTATACATGGCTTAAATACGCTAAAGAAAATGAAGCAAGAAAAAATCAGCGTTTTAACAGAAAAAAAGAAGCCAATCCTAGTGTGGTTGATAGCTTGATGGAGTATTACGGAATGAAAGATGAGAACAAAAACAAGCTCTTAGGATGCTTTTAAGGAGTAAAAAATGCAAGAAAAAATACAAATTTTAATGGACTTATTGGAAATTAATAAGGCTCAGGCAACTGATATTGTAGGTAGATATCTCAAAAGCGTTAAGGATATTCATGCTTTCTTAGATTTTTATTTCGAAACTTTAGAAAGAGAGAATATCGTAGGGACAAGCTATGAGAAATTAAGAAGAGTTTGCAAAAGGGCTGAAATCGAGTTTAAAAAGCGTTTTGAAGACAAAGAAATATTTTTAGAATGGCTTTGTAATAAATACAAAAATCAAGCTTGCTTTAGAGTTTTTCAAGGTGATTTTAAATACTCATATTTTGCAAATTACGGAAGCAATCAAAAAATTAAAATAAATCAAGAATCTATCGATTCTTTAATTTGCATCAATACTTTTAAGCAAATCACTTATAAAGATGGTGATTTGATAGCTAATGGAGAATTTAAAGAAGCTTTAGTTGATTTCATGTTCAAAAATCAAGATAGGATAGGAAGAGATTTAGAGCATTCTTTACCAGTGCGAGAAATAGAAAGAGTTTTAACTTTAGATGAAATGAGAGAGCTTGAAAAAGCTGAAGAAAAAAGGCTATTTAATGAGAATAAGAGTAGATTTGAAAAAATTCTTAAAAGCAAAATAGCTTTTAAACGCATAAGCTAAATTTAAGAAAGTCTGAAATGGAAAAGTATATTTTAAAAATTGATTTAAAAAGCAACCCAGTTCCTTATAAAAGAACCACGCAAAGATCTAAATTTACATGTAAAGATTATCTTAAATATTTAGATTTTAAAAAACTCTTGCAAATGGAGTTTAGAAGACAAAATAATATTAGCTGTTTTCAAGCCTTTGATAAGCAAAAGAAATATGAGTTTTCTTTAAAAATAGGATTTAACAGCAAAAGGCATGGCGATGGGGACAATATCGTAAAATGCGTGTTAGATGCGTTATTTGAAAACGATAAGAATGTTTTAAAAGGCGATTATGAGATTATTAGTTTTAAAAAATCTTTTTTAGACCTAGAAATCAAAGAATTTGATTTTAAAGAAGGGGTGGCTTGATGGCTAGAATGATGACAAATGGCAAAAGTATGACAAAAGAAGAGCTTGTTTCAAAAATAGAGAGTTATTTTAATGAAAGAGTTGTCTTAAAAGAAACTAAGGAGAGTGTTATTTTTGCACCTAAAACAAAAGTGGGATTAGCTGTGTATTTAGGAATTACAATGCAAACTTTAGGCGAGTGGGAGAAGGATAAGGATTTTGGAGAAATTGTATCTCAAGCTAAGCAAAAATGCGAAATGGATATTTTAAACCATTCCTTAATCGGCACTTATACACCTAGCGTTAGTATGTTCTTGCTAAAAAATCAGCATGGCTACGTGGATAAACAAGAAGTAGTTAGCGATAATGTTCAAAAAATAGAAATTATAAGAAGTGAAATCAAATGAAATTAAAAATCGATTTTTCTTACACTCCTGCACAACTTAAAGTTTTTGATGATAAAAATCCACGCTTTATAACTGTAGCAAAAGGCAGAAGACTTGGTTTTACAAGGGGAAGTGCTAAGTTTGTTATCGAAAACTTGCTTTTAGGACAAAATGTATTATGGGTGGATACCATACAAGCAAATTTACAAAATTATTACGAGTTATATTTTACACCTGAGTTAAAAAACTTGCCAAAAGATTTTTATTCTTGGAGTGTACAAGATAAGAAATTAATCATTAACGGAGCGGTACTTCATATGAGAAGTGCTGAAAGAAGTGAAAATATCGAAGGTTTTGGATATGACCTTGTTATTTTAAACGAAGCAGGAATTATTTTAAAAGGCAGCAAAGGAGAATATCTTTGGTATAACGCCATACGCCCTATGTTGCTTGATAATCCTAAATCAAGAGCGATTATCGGTGGAGTTCCTAAAGGAAAAAATCTATTTTATGAACTTTGCAAAAAAGAACTCAGCGATAAAAATTGGAAACATTTTCAATTCTCAAGCTATGATAATCCATTTTTAAAAGAAGAGCAAATTAAAGAATTAATTGAAGAAGTAGGTGGCGAAGATAGCGAAGTAGTCAAACAAGAAATTTATGGCGAGTTTATAGATAGCGGGGGTGCTGAATTATTTTCTCTAAGTGAAATTGAAAATGCGATGAGCAAGAACTCTTTTAGTATTGAAAAAATGCAAGGCGAGAATATTTGGGGGCTTGATGTAGCAAGATATGGAGATGATAAGAGTGCTTTAGCAAAAAGAAAAGGTTTTGTAATTGATGAGATTAAAAAATACTCACAACTTGGAACCATGGAATTAGCAAACAAAATACTAGCCGAATACAATCAAAGCGAAGATAAACCAAAAGGTATTTTTATAGATACTTGCGGTCTTGGCGTTGGCGTGTATGATGTCTTGTTAAATTATGGTTTGCCTGTATTTGAGGCAAATTCTGCAAATTCTGCAACTAGCAATGAATACTTAAATAAAAGAGCGCAGATGTATTTTACCTTTGCGAAAAACTTAAAACACATGGAGCTTGTTAAAGATGAAGAATTAAAAAAAGATATGAGAATGATTGAGTATGAGTATAGCGACAAGGGGCTTTTAAAGATAGTTTCAAAAGAACAATTAAAAAAGAACTATGGCAAAAGTCCTGATGTTAGCGATGCGGTGGCATTAACTTTTTTTGAAAAACTATACAGCAGAAACAATACTAATGAAGATTGGAGTTATGATGGCTGGTGAGTTTTTAATGATCTATGATGCAATTGATGTAAACAAAATAAAAAAGCTTTCAAATTTAAGCGATGAGGCTATAAAGTCAAGTCTTGCAAATGAATTTTTAGAACTTGTATCAGGGTTTAATAATATTTCTAAAAAGAAATTTAAAAGAGAATTTGCGGAGTTTTTATTTGAAAAAGGAGTGAATGAAAAAGATATTTTAAAAATAACAAATTTAAGCAAAACAACAATATGGAGAATTATGAATGAAAACAAAAAGAACTAATGATGAGAGAGTGTCGTTTTTAACACAACTCATTAGAGAAAGTAAAAGTGGATATGAAAATTACAAACCACACTTTAAAGAATTGCAAGATGCTTATTTGCTTGAAAATAAGGCAATGCAAAAATTGAGAAAAAGAAATAAATCAAGTATCTACATACCAAAAATAAACGCTAAGGTAAAGTATTTAATCACTAGCTTAAATGATGTATATTTTAATAGTGAGAGAATGGCAGATATTGAAACTTACATTAATAGCGATGATACGATTATAGAGCTATGGCAGAATGCAATTGATTTTTATAGTGGTAAAATCAATATGTTTAAGATTTTTCAACCGCTTTTCTTAGATGTTTTACTTGTGGGAACAAGTATAGCTAAGCTTACTTGGCATAAAGGAATGCCACGCATTGAAAGAGTAGATATTGATAGTATATTCTTTGATCCAAATGCATTAAATAGTGAAGATGTAGGCTATATAGTCAATGAAATTTACCTAACTTATAATCAAATCCATGAAAGACAAAAGCTAGGATTTTATAAAAACATAGAAATTGAAAAGCTTTTTGACGAAGATGATGAGTATAAAAAAGTGAAGCTTTATGATATTTATGAAAGAAAAAACGATGATGAGTGGGTGGTTTCTACCTTATTTGAAAATAATTTACTTAGAAATGAAGTTACTTTGCAAGATGGACAGCCTTTTATCTGGGGCTCAATGCTGCCACAACTTAAAAAGATAGATAATGAAAACTATGTAAGTGCTTATGGCGAGCCTATAATGGCTTCTGCTATGCCTTTGCAAGATGAAATTAATATAACTAGAAATCTTTTAATCGATGCAGTAAGAACTCATATCATGCCTAAAATAATGATGCCAAAATCAATGGGAGTAAGCAGAGAAGATATAGAAACCTTAGGAAAACCAATATATACAGACGATCCAAAGGGTGTGCAAATATTACCACCACCAAATGTAAATAGTGCGGGAATAAATTTACAGCTTTTAGAAAGCGAACTCACAGAAGTTACAGGAGTTAGTCCACAAAACAATGGAGCTCAAACTGCACAAAATGAAACAGCAACAGAAATTAGCATAAAAGCACAAGAAGGCGGAAGAAGAAGTGCTGACTATATAAGACAGTATAACGAAACTTTTATAGAGCCTTTATTTGATAGATTTGCAATGCTTGTTTTTAAGTATGGAGAAGATAGTTTTTTTAATGGTTTTCAAAGAGAGGATATACCTAGTTTTAGATTTAAAATTCAAACCGGCACAGGTGCCATGAATAAAGAAATTAGACGTGCAGGAATTCAAGCTAGTATGCAAGTTTTTTCTGGGTTATATCAAATGTATATGAGCATAGGCGATGCAAATTCTGCTTATGGGATTATAAATGCTAGTAAAGAACTTACTAAAGAATTATTACCAATTTTAGGTGTAAAGAATGTAAATAGCCTATTTGCTTTTGAAAATAAGCAAGAAATGCAACAAGGAGAAACTAATGCTTAATATTGAAATAAAAAGTGATATATCTAAAACTAAAGGAGGAAAGAATTTAATCGAATTTATAAAAGCAAAATATAGTGAATGTTTTTATATAGCAAAAAATAACGATGAGAAAGAGTTAAGGTTAAAAGCTTTAGATACTATGGCTTTTTTAGACATAATAATCAATAAAATAAAGGATGAAGAAGATGGAAAATGATGCTTTAAAAGATTTAATTAATGTTATAACAGATGATGATAAAGGACAAGTTGCTAATAATGGCGATGAACCTACGCAAGTAGAAGATAATGAACCTATGCAGGTTGCTAATGAGAACGAGCCTGATTATAAGGCGATGTTTGAAGCTTATAAAAGTGAAAATGACAACAAATTAAATGCTTTAATGAGTGAGCTTGAAGCTTTAAAAAATCCAAAAAAAGAGCCAAGCGAACAAGAATTACAAAGAGAGCAGTATTTAAAAGAATTAGGACTTGATGGACTTGATGAGAAATTAAAAAGGCTTGAAGAGCTTGATAAAAAGCAAAAAGACAAAGAAGAGCAAGATGCACTAATCGCTAAATACGCACAAGTAGAAAGCGAGTTAAGAAAAGCCTATCCTGATGCGGATTTAAAGGCTATGGCAGAACTTGCCACAAAATTAAATGGTTTAGGCGAAGGTAATATTGACAGCTGGAAAACCTTACTTAATTTGGTCGGAAAATCAAATAATGCCAAAAAAGCTGAAGATTTATCAAGTGCAAATAATAATGTAAGAACGAGTGATTTTAACGATAAGTTAAAAAAAGGCGAAGTTAGCGAGATAGATCTAGGCAAAGAATTATTAAGTTTAATATAAAGGAGAAATCATGGATTTTATAACAGCTTTAAAAGGTGGTACAGGACTAGGCTCTAGCTTTGCAGATACTTTGATGAAAACAAGCAATTTTACTCCAAATTTAGCAAGTAGGAGTGGTGGTTTTTTAAATGGATTAAAAAATTCTTTTAGTAATTTTGGAGATTGGTTATTTAAAAGTTCTGATGCAAATAAAGTAACTAATTTTGATAGATTAGGAAATGTTTTAGGCGCTGGGGGCGCTTTATATGGTGCTTATAATCAGCAAAAAATGGCAAAGAAAAATTTTGATTTACAAAAAGATGCTTATAACTTCAATAAGTTTTTAGCCAATGAAGAGTTAAACAGAAGAAAGAATATGGAAAATAAACTTCAAAATGTTTGGAGTAATTAAATAGATTTGGATTTAAGGAAGCCAAAGGGAAATTATAGCTCCCCTTAAAAAAGGGGAAATCAAGTATTAATAAACCTTGACTATAATTATACAAAGTAGTATAATTATAACTATAATTTTGCTTAGCAATTTAATCACCTCCCAACTGGGCGGTAAATTAACGCTAAAGGGTGGCGACCCTTTGGCGTTACACCCTTTTAAAATTATACACAAACTTCCTTAAATCCTTTATTTTAAAAGAAAGAATAAAGGAAACAAAATGGCATTTTATAACCCACAAAGAGTAGTATTTAATCCTGATACAGGCGTTATACAAAACGCAGGAAAAGTCGGTGGTGTCTTATATGACATCATGAGTAAAAGTTTTGATGATAAAGTTAAAGCTAATGAGTTTCAGCAAGAGCAAGATTTAAGAAAGCAACAAATGGAATTTAATCAGGCTATGCAAAATAATCAGCTTTTGCAAAATGAGAGAAACTTTGATTATCAAAAAGAAAGAGCAAATATAGCAGATCAGCAATGGCAAATGAATTATAACCAAAGAGCTAGACAATATGCCATGCAAAATGCTTTAAGACAGCAAGCAATAAATGCAAGAGAGCAAAAAGATGAAATTTTAGCAGACCAAGCAATACTTAATCTACCAAGCTATACAAAGTCAAATCCTGAGATGAGAGCAATACAAGAAAGATTTAACACCATAAAAAAAGGTGGTGGTGATTCTTATTATGATGGGCAAGGTCTTTTGGGTGGAACATGGCAAAACATAAAAGGACTTTTTGGTGGAGATAATATAAATGATGCTCAAGATAGCTTATTTAAATTTATAAGCGATAGTATTTACAATGAAAAGGTTAGAAGAGATACAAACTATAATAGAACAAGGCATGATGAAATTTACAAAGAGCCTTCAGCTTGGAAAGCTCAAACTATAAATGCTAAAGAATATGAAAAAGCAATAAGGGATTATATAGCCACTAGTGAAGCTAAGATTAATGCTTATTATGATGAGCAAATGGCAAAGATTTCTAATTTAAAAAATCCATACATCAATAATCTTTATGAAGAGCAAAGACAAAAAGATTTAAAAGATTTTAGAGAGGGTTTGGCAAAGGATCTTGAGTCTTATTATATTAAAGATGAAATCTCAAATAAACCTAGTAAAAATGCAGTCATTATAGATAATTCAACAACTAATCAAAATATACAAGAAGTGCAAAATCAAAATACACCAAAATTACATAGCGTTAGTTTTAATGGAATTAATGCTCAAATATCAGAGCCTGATGCTAATGGTAATGTAATATTAGTTAATCAAGCAGGTAGAAAAATGCAAGTTAGCGTAGAAGAATTAAAAAAACAAGGATTGATACAATGAATATAAGAGAATTTTTATTAGAAAAACCACAAGAAAATAACATTATTTCATTTTTGCAAGATGGATCAAGTCAAAGTGAAAATCAAGATACAAGTGAATATTTATCAAATTTAAAAAATGAAGCAATCAATGATTTTTATAAGAATAAAGACAAATATGCTAAAGAATATGAAAAACACAATATTAAAGACCAAATTTTAACAAATCCACTAGGATATATTGGCGAATACAAAAGAGATTTGTATGATTACAATAAAAATCCTTCTATGAATGCTGATGATTTGAGTGATTATATTTTAGATAAGCAATCTAAATTTAATTCCTCTAAACCTATTTTTGCTGATGATAATGAAGTAGTAAGAAAAAGTAATCAGTTTATGAGAGATTTAGGCGATGAGTTGCAAAAATCAGGGCGTGGAAGATTATTGCAAGATGATGATGGATCTTATTGGGTGCAAGATAATAACGGAAATTATTCTAAAGTGCAAGGTAGCACAATGGGTAATTTATATCGCGGAATAAGAGATAATGGTACTAGTGTAGCTTTAGGAACAGCAGGTGCCATTGGCGGTACAATGCTAGGTGGCGGATTTGGTATGGTTGCAGGTGGTGCATTAGGTGCATCTTTGGGAGCAGGATATGATTACTACGGAAATACAAAAGATACAAATCAAGATATGAATTTAAAAGAAGCTCTTATGCTTATGGGCGAAAATGCAGGACTTTCTTTAATAGGAGATGCAGCTTTTGCAGGAGTTGCCAAAGGAGCAAGAGCTTTAAAAAATACCTATAATATGGCAAAAACAGGAGCAAGGGCCGGTAAAGATATGATAGATGGCATGGCAGTAAAAGGGGGTAATTTAGGTAATAGGGTTATAGATAAAATAAGTAAAACAGATATACCTGTGGTGGGTAAATTTACAGATGGTGGTTTGCAAAATGCAGAAACAATTTTTAATAATCTTACAAAAAATGTAGAGAATAAAAAACAAATAGATGAACTTATAGCAAAAGAAAATCCAACATACCTAGAAAATGGAAAGCCTACAATAGAAATATTAAAAAACTTTGTCGAGCAAGGACTTAATAAAAATAATCCACAATTTATACAAGATAGCGCTAAAAGAACAAGTGCTATTTTAAAAAATATTTCTAATAGTTTACAAGGAATGCCAACTACACAAAGAAGAGAAGTCTTATTAAAAGCAGCACAAGCTTATCCAGAAATAGGAAGTTTTTTGGATGATGTTTTAAAGGCTGATAGGGATGCTAGTATTTCTTTTTTAAATATGATTAAAGGACAAGATGAAGTATTTAAAAATAAAACAGGTTTAAAGGGTGAGTTTGATTATAAGGCTTGGCAAAAAGATAATCACGCTTATGAGAATAGAATAAAACAAGAGTATGGCAGTGCTATAAGTAAATTAGATGAGCTTAATAATGGAAAAATAGTATTAACTAGTGAAGATTTAGCAAAGCTTGAAAATTTTAAAAATAATAATTTTTTAGAGCAAGATGTAAAAAATAACATACAAAGCTATTTAGATGAAATAAAAGGAAAAGAAGTAAGCGCGGAGCAAATTTTTGGATTAAGAACAGCTATAAATAAGCAATTAAACACAGGAAATAAAACATATAATACAAAACAAGCTTATAGAATAGTAAAAGAAATTTTAGATGATGCGTTGATAAGAAATGCTAGTGACAAAGTATTAGCAAAAGAAATCCTAGATAATGCAAATAAAAACTTTGCCTTGAAAGAAAATTTTAAAGAAAGTTATTTAGGCATGATGAAGCCTCAAGAAACAAAAGAAGGGCTTACCCATAGATTGGTTAAAGGGCTTAGAAACATAAATGAAGATAAGAATTTAGAAAATGCTTTTAAAGGAATGAATGAACAAGAAAGGTTAGCTAATGAAACTCATACAATGAATGCTTTATTAGAAAAACATAGGATTGAAGGCGTAGGGTATGATTTTAAATCCTTAGCAAAAGATTTAGAAGATGTTGAATTTTCAAGCAAAAAAATAAAAGATGCTAAAGATGTTATTAATACATACGCTTTGATATATAACAATAATAGAGATTTGATAATGACAGCCTTAGCAAGTAGTGGAAAAAAGACAAACTCTTCAATAGCTACAACAATACAGGGTGTTTTTGATAGAATATTAATAAGTGGTATTTTTGCTAGATTACATGCTTTAGCTCCTTTTGTGAAAAGTGCCAAAGAACAAGCATTAAGAAATCAAATACTAGATGCTATAAAACTTGCTAAAACCAATAAAGAAGTTATATCTAATCTTAAAAACATAAAAATAGCGGATCAAGAACAAAGTAGAATTTTTAAAGATGCTTTGGATAATTATATTAAAGTAGATAAAGAGCAAAATAAAATATTAAAAGATGCACTAATTAAAGAAGGTGTTATCAAAGGCGACAACTTCTTCATGGATAAAGCTGATCCGAGCAAAGCAAAGAGTGATTATACTGCTAAATTTAATGTAGAAAAATGGATTAATAATGTTTCAGGAATTTTAAAAGATGAATGGGTGGTAAATTTAAAAGCTATGGCTAAAAAACACCCTGAAATGTTTAAAAACGAAGCAGATGTATTTAAGGTAATTAAAGAGATAAAAGACAATCCTACTCATTTTTTTAAAAACTATGATGATGAAGTGGCATTAATAGCTAAACCTTTAAAAGATGATAAGGTTGGCAATATAGCCATAAAAAAAGATAGTGGCAAAATTATACATATTAATAAAACAAAAGGTAAGGATTTGGAAAGATTAAATCGTAGAAATAAAGCAATGCTGACAGGTACGCCAACTCCTGCAACCACTAAAGGCAGTACTACCAATGTGGAAGGCGATTTATTACAGCATTCTTTTAAAAATTCTACCCAAACTAAGCCTAAAAAAAACTTAATGGATGATATAAAAGAGAACATTAAGACTAAAGAAGTAGAGAAAAAGAATAAAAAAAGCGTAAAACAAAGACTTGATGAAAAAATACAAAATGATAAAAAAAGCTAGTGAAGAAAGAATTGAGAAAATAAAACAAGTTATAGCTAGAAAGCAAAAAATAGATAAGGTTAGAGATAAAAAAAATAACAGGGAAATAGCAGGAAAAATAGGCACTTATACGCTAAAAAATCTTATTAAATTAAAAGAAAGGAGCGAAGATAATAAAAATTAAGGGCTTAAAGTCCTTGATTTTTATCTCGTTCTTTAAAAGAATTTGGAAAAAATTATGCAGAATATTATTACGATGGAAAAGGTGCTTTACAAAAACTACTCATTGAAAAACAAGGACAGGTGGCTGGGGCTTTTCATATACAAAGAATGACAACTCGGTTATTTATTTAGAATTTAAAGTTAATTTAACATCCAAGCATTCCAATCTTTTATTTGTTGAATTTTTAAATTGTCCTAATTGTGATAATATTAAATTAATATCATTCATCTCTAATGAAAAAATTTCTGATAAAAAATGTTCAATACTTTCTTTATTTTCTTGTTTGCATAGCAAAACAATACCATCCCAATAATACAAAATAAAACTACAGAAAAAATCTTGCAATACCTTTATATTTTGTCTATCTTTACGCTGTAGAAAATGATTAATTCGTGTAGTGTAATGTGCGAAATCATAGCTTTTAATATACTGCATTTTTAATTTCCTCTTCAGCCTTTAAAACACCTTTGGCGTATTCTATAATATCTATTTCCTTGCCCTTATAAGCTCCAAATATTTTTACGAAATCAGGATTTAATTTTTTCTCTATTGCACTTTTTAAAGCTACTGATGCATAATGTACCTTGGCATCAAAATCTTTTAATTCACTTCCTTTTTTTTCCATTCTTTCTTTTGATACGCTTATAATTTTATTAAGAATTTTTATTTCTTTTTTAAACTTTTTAATTTCATCTAGTTCTATAATTCCATGTTGACAACACATAAAAGAATTAAAATTAAATTTCATATCAGAATACAAACTATCACAAATTTGTTTATAAAAATCAATGTGATTTATTATTGTTTTTTGTATCGTTTTTACATTATTATTAAAACTTACATACTGTGAGCTTAAAGCTTTTATTGGCATTAATGCCATACTGCAAACTATTGATAAGCTAGTTATAGTTTTTTTAATATTCATAATTAAGATAACCTTTTGTTTGTCAATAATTTTTTTATTTATGGATCATAATAAAAATTATACTACAGCTATAATAAAAATTATTTTATATTGTAGATAAATTAATTTAAAACCCTGCTTTTTTTGAAGACTTTTTAGTGTTTTAAGGACAAACTAAGCAGGGTTTCTTTAAAATATCATTAACTATATTAAAAGATTAGTTCTTATCTAGCTCTTTATCGCTACGATAAGGACTACTAAAAGCATTAAGATTATAATAACTTCGTTCATCTTAACCTCCTTTCAAACTTTTTACAAAGTCTTCAAAGAGCTATCCTTAAAACTATGAAATTATATAAAAAAAATACTTAAAAATTTCATTTTGTTTCAAAACACACTATATTTGAAATAGCCATTTTTGGAAAAATCCTTAAAACTAAACTAAGGAGAATTCAAAAATGGCTTTACCTTCAATGGGACATACCCCACCCGCAACAGAAAATGTTAAGTTAAAACAATCAATATATGAAACGATTATTAAAATTGGAGCTACTGAAACACCAATTTTAAATAAAATAGGCACTTCAAAGGTTACAAATCCTTTAACCCATAGTTGGATTACCGATACTTTTGAAGAACCAAAAAAGAATGCAAATTTGGAATTGAGCAAATTTGTAGGGGAAACAAAAAACACAGCTCAAAAAACTACAAATGCTACTCAAATATTCATTACCGAAGCCATGGTATCAAAAGCTTTATTAAAAGCAAATCAATATGGTGGCAATGAAATGGAGTATCAAATAGGCAAAAAAACCAAAGAACATAAAATGGATATGGAATATGCTTTATTTGGTCTAGGCAGAGATAGTGATGTAAAAAAATCAGTTTTCAAAGATTATGTTCAAGCACAACAAGCAACAAGTGGAGAAATGGCTGGACTTTTTCATTATATCGCTAAAGGAAAAGATAGCTTTGCTGATGGAAAGCGTGGAAATGTATTAGCTTTTGATGAAACAGGAGATTGGAGTGGAACTGCAACAGAACTAACAGAAGATAAACTTAATCAAATTTTGCAAACCATTTGGAATAGCGGAGTGACGCCTAAAGATGTCTTTTTAGGAGCTGACTTAAAAGGAGCTATCAATAAATTCGCTACAAGAATTTTAGGCAATGAAACAAAACTAGTAGGACAAGTAGTGAGCCTTGAAACAGATTTTGGAACGGTAAATTTCCATATGCATAGATTATTAAGCCCTAAATATGGTTTGGGCGATGTTTTAATTGCTGGGGATTTTGAGTATATGAAACATGGGCTTTATATTCCTACTATGATTGAAGATGTTCCAACTGATATTACTGCAAAAGCAAAAAGATTTTATACGCAAAGCACTTTAGAAGTAAGAAATGCTGATGCTTTTGCTATAGGCGTGGGATTAACGAGTGGAAATAATGCAAAGGCTAAAGCGGTTTTAAAAGCAGCAAAAGGTGCATAATGCTTTGTATTATGGCTAAAAAACTCATTATCGCTAAAGTTAAAAATTCTTACAAAATGATAGAAGATGATGAAGTTTTGAAGGCCTATTTTATGGAAGCATTTTATTATATTTTATCAAAATGTGTTCCTAGCGTACTTTTAAAAAATGTAGAACAAGGCGAAAAAGTTTTTAGGCGAGTTAGAGATAATCATTTTTTGATTATTCCTGATGAGCCTGATTTTGACAATGAAAAAGAACATTTAATGATAGATGAAACACTTAGTTTTGCTGTGATTAATTATGTTTGTTATTTGATTACAAGATGCGAAGAAAAAGACTTTCTGGCATTATGTGACAAGATAATTTATGAGTATATAGCTAATGATGGCAAGGAGCTTGATGATGAAAGAACATGGTTGTGAGTGTAATTTTACAAATAAATTTAATCGAGCTTTGAGTTATAAAGACTATGTGCAAAGTATAAATAGTGCTGATTTTATAGCTTATTTAGATGATAAAAAATGGCTTTTAGCCATGGATGATCTGCTTTTCTTTTGTGAAAAGAGAATTAAAGATAGTGATTATTATGAAGGTTAAAAATGGGAACAAGCTTAAATGAATTAAAAACAGGTAGAGAAAAACTTGAGATTATAAATCAAGTTTTGGCAAGAATTTCAAATGTTGCTACTGCTTTAGATAATACTAGAATAGAAGAAATTGTAGGACTAAAAGAACAAGTTAATAATTTTTATAATGAAACTTTAAAGCTTAAAAATTTAGTTGTAAAAAATAGCGAGCTTACTCAAAGCAATACTGATTTTACTAAAAACAAAAGAAATGAAATTGAAAAAATAAGCAATCAAATAAAAAATACTTTAAATAATATAGAAGAAATCTACAACAACATTATAAAATCAGAAAAAGATATAAGCAATGGAGTTAATTTTGTTAAAGATAAATATCCTGAACTTAATGAGTTTAATAAAAATTTTGAAATTATAAAAATAAAACTTGAAGAATATTACAACATAGCTGTTGATTTTAATGCAGGTCTTAAAAAAATAGAGGAAAACAAAAATCTTACCAAATCCTATTTAGATTTATCCATAGAACTTAAGCAACAAATCTTACAAGAATTAGAACACGCACAAAGTATTAAAGAAGATTTGCATTCTAATATAGAGCTTGTAAATAAACTTGTTTCAAATATCGTGGCAACAAAAAATGAAATTATATCTATAACAAATCATTTTAAAAATGTAAAATCAGAAGTTCAAAATATAGTTAATGATGCTGAAGCAACAATAAAGCTTAAAATAAACACTATTCTTTTTGAAAATCAAAGATTAAATCAAAATATGATTAATCTACTAAAGCGTTGTGAGAAGTTAGAGGATGAAATAGTAGGAAAATATGAAGATATTTTAAAAATAGAAGATCTTATAAACTCATCAACTGAAATTATAAATGATTTGAGAGAGGCAGTAAAACAAAGCGAACAAATAAGCGAAGATATGAGAAGTTTTACAGCTATTATCAACGATTTCAAAACAGAAATTTCTAATCTAAAAGCAGATTTAGAAAGCTATGGGGAAAGATTAAAAGGGCAACTTGATTTAAAATTAGCACAAGCAAATTCAAGTGTAGATGCTAAGATTTCAAGCATTGAGACTCTAAAAAATCAAATTGAAGCATATGTAGAAACTAATAAAAATACCGTAGATGTGGCTTTAGCTAACTTTATAGAAAGATCTAAAATAGCTAATGAAGATTTAGGAAGATTGGCTGAAGTAGCAAGAACAGAATTCGCTAATGATAAAACAGCTATTGAAAGCTATTTGCTAGAACTTAAAAAAAGTATCGTTAATGAAATGAAAGAAGTGTCAAATAGCGTTACAGATGAAACAAGTGGAATACTAGCTCAAAAAAACCAAATAGAGCTTATCATATCACAAGGAAAATCAGATTTAGATGCTTTATTCAACAACTTTAACTCAAATTATCAAAACAAACTTAACGAATTTAATTCTAATACTAATGAGAAATTAGCTTCTATTAATTCACTCAGTGAAGAAAGCATAACAAATATACAAAATAAAACAGATGAAAATATAGGCAGATTAGATACAGCCAGCGAAGAAAAACTAGCTAAATTTGATGAAATTATAAAGGATAATTTGGGTGGAATTTATTCTCACATTTTTTCAATCGAAAATGTTTTATTTGATAAAAAAATAATTAAATTAAGTTATAAGGAGTAAAGAATGGCGGACTTAAAGCAAGTTGTAAATGATTTAAATTTGGCATCACAAAGCTTACAAGGGTTAAGAGAAAAATATGATGGTGCTTTAGATTTGCTAGATAATAAAAATACACAAATAACAGGTGCGCTAGATAGGGCAAAATCTGATGCGCTACAAGAAATACAAACTATAAGCGATACAGCTACAAGTCAAATTTCGCAGTTAAAAAACACATCCTTAAATTTGGTCAACGAAGCTAAAAATACAGCTACAACTGAAATATCAAATAAAAAGGAAGAGCATAAACAAGAGTTAGAAACTAAGAAGAATCAATATATTAGAGAAATTGTTGCAAGAGCTAATGAGTATAATCTTGCCAATATTAATGCGCAAGTTCAAGCTATGGATACCAAAATAACCGAGCAGATCAATGGTGCAAAAACGGAATTAAATTCGAAAATAGACAATAAGGTAACAAAAACTGGAGATGAAACCATAGCAGGTGTAAAAACATTCTCAGCACCACCTGTATCAGCAACTAATCCTACTGCTAACAATCAAGTAGCAAACAAATCATATGTAGATACAGTCGGAAATAGCAAAGTTGCATTAAGCGGAAATCAAACCATAGCAGGTGTAAAAACATTTAATGCAGCGCCTGTGTGTAGTGCCAATCCCACAGAAGATGCACAATTGGCAAGAAAATGGTATGTGGATTATGGCGGCGGAATTAAGAACTTAGGAAATCAAACAGCACCAAAAATAGATTTAAGACAAGCTCAGCATTTTATCTTAACAATGACAGCCAAAGGAGCTATTGGTATAGCAAATTGGGCTAGTGCTGGCAAAAGTGGAACCATCACTGTCAATAATGCTCAAAATATCACTGCTTTTTCGGCACCTTTTAAATTTAGAATAGCTCAAAGTGGATTTAGTGGCACTGAAACTTTTGCTTATTTTTGCATAGCTTCGAATAATGTAAGATTAGTAAGGACTTAAAATGAACTGCCTCCTTCTTTCTAATAATGGCATAGCACTCAATTTACCTCCATCTTTAGGAGGCTCGGTTGCAAATTATAATTATATGTTAAAGCTAGACATGATTTATAAACAAGCAGTGGTATTGCCATCAAATATTAATAATAAAGAAGTGGTTATGTTAGGCGAAGTTTGGACGACTGGAAGTATGTCTAATAAAACTTCTGCAAATACTTTGAATATCACATGGAACAATTTTAGCTCTAGTGTAGAATTGCATGGTTTAAGTAAATATTACGCTGCCAATGCAAAAATCAAAGTAGAGAAAAAATTCAATTTTGGAAATATAAATAACTTACAAATAATGCTAAGTTCTTATCAAAGTGGTAGTGCAAATGCAGCTCGTGGTTGGAATTTAGGTGATGGGGATAGATTAAACCCAAGAGCAAATTTAACATTATACTGGAATTAAGAAAGGATAAATATGTTTTATGATTTAAAAAATAAAAGTTTAAAATATGATGATATTTTTTTAAAAGATGTAAAAATACAAAACGAAGAAGGTGAAATTGATGCACAAGATATTTATTTTTTAAGTGCTTGCGATGATAAGCTTTTAAAAGAGCTCGGTTTTGCTAAAGTTAAAGAAGAAGAAGCGCCAAGCTTTAATGAAAAAACACAGATGCTTAACCAAGTTCAAAATTACGATGAAAAAAGTAATCTTTATATTATTTCTTACGAGATTAAAGAAAAAACCTTAGAAGAGTTAAAAGAATTAAAATTAGAAGAGTTAAAAGCAATAAAAGAAGAAAAACTTTTATTTATGCCTTTTAAAAATACTACATTTCAAATTGATACTGAAGCAAAAATTAATATCAGCGGAAAAGTTAGCGAGATAATGTTAGCAAATCTCAATAACACTCCTTTAGAGAACATTTCTTGGATTGACAAAGATAACAGAATCATCACATTTAGTAAAGATGAGTTTTTAGAATTTGGGGTTAATATTGCTAAATATACGGAAAGTATTATTTTTAAAAATGATGAACTAAGAAATAAAGTGAAAAATGCCACATCTTTAGAAGAATTAAATTTAATTGCATGGGAGAGTGAAAAATGAGTACTGAAAATATAATAAAAGAAGGTGCTATACTCGGTTCTTTAAGTGGATCTGCATTATTAGGATTGATGGTTTTTGTCTTAGCTGGGATTGCATGGCATTTATATAAAACTTTACATAAAGAAGCTGGGGAAAGAACAAAAGAACTTATAAGTGAAACCAAAAATACTAATGTTCTTATTAGAGAACAAATTGCAGTATCCAGAGCAAGCAATGATAGCTTAATCAAATTTATACAAACGCATTGCTCTAAAACTAACGATAAGCTAGAAGCTATAGAAACAGATCTTATGCGAATGGATGAAAGGCTTGTTAAGCTCACTCAAATAAGAAATGATGAGTTAAGAATGATTTATAAAAGAAAGGAAAACGAATGAAAATTGCATTTTATAAAGTTAAAGAAAATGACAAATCTACTTTTCTTGATAAAGCAATAGCTTTTTTTACTTCATCTTGGAAAGAAAGATTAAATGGAGATTTTTTAAATTCCTATTCTCACTGTGAAATAATCTTAGACAATTTAATGATTAGTTCAAGTCCTAGAGATAAAGGAGTAAGAATAAAAGAATTTAAAGACACTGGCAGATGGGATTTTATAGAAATCAATGATATAAATGAGACAAAAATAAAAGAATTTCTTTACTCTCAAATAGGAAAAAAATATGATTTTTTAGGAATTTTGGGTTTTTTCACATTCACAAAAGATAGTGAAGACAAATGGTTTTGCTCTGAAATCATAATAAGAGCGTTGCAAATAGGCGGCTTGGTTGAACTAGGAGATATGAATGCAGGAAGTTCAAGTCCTAATAGATTATATAAAAAACTAAAGGATACAAATGAAAATTAAAATCATTAGAAGATACACTGGAAAAACTTGTGTTATTGGTAAATTTAAGGTTTTAGATGATGAAGAAAAAATTCTTTTTGAATGCTTTGCATTGGAAGAAGACAAAGAAGGTTTAGAAAGTGGCAAAGATTTAAGAATACCTGAAGGAAATTATAATTTAAGAAGACACACACCTTCACGATTTGAAAATACTTTAAGAAGTATTACAAAAAAAGATGATGATACAATGATAAATGTTTATAATGATGATGTGCCATCAAGTCGTGCAATTTTAATACACTGGGGAAACACTGACAAAGACACACAAGGTTGTATTTTGCTAGGACTTACCAAGGATAACAATAACGAAAGTGTCGGTCAAAGCAGACAAGCTTGTAAAGAATTTTATGATTTGATGTATGGTAAAAATCTTGAAGACATTAAATTAGAAATAACAAATGAATTAGCATAGAAAGGAGATAAAAGTTTAAGTAGGTTACCAAATAATCCCCCTAAAAGGGGACAAGACTAATAAGCCTTGACAATAATTATACATAAGAGTATAATTATAACGATTATTTGGTGATATGTAGTCATAAAAATCACCCACTTTCAAGGGTAAAATTTAGCCATAGGGGGCTAGACCTACGGCTAACCCTTAGGGGTATTATACAAAACCTTACTTAAACTTCTAAAACAAATATGATAAATCTTTTATCTGGAAATGCAAAGCTTTATATAGCCTTAGCTTTAATGGCAATCTTAACAGGATATTTTTATCTAAGACTTGATAGCACAAAGGCAAAATTAGAAAAAAGTCAAAGTGATTTAGCTTTGGCTTTAAAAGTCAATGAAAATAATCAAGAAAAATTAAAAGAATTAAATCAAATTCACAAAACAGAATTAAAGGCTTTAAATGAAGCAAACAATCAAAAAAATCAAGTACAAGAAAGGGTGCAATATGTTAAAGAATATATCTACAAAAGCAATGAAAATAACCTTACTAAGCTTTTTAACGATGTCGTTGATAGGTTGTGGGACGACAACTGCGCAAGTAGTAACCAAAATAGAAATTCAAAAAGTGAAAATACCACAAGAGCTACTAACACTAAGCCCCATTGAAAAGCCAATAGTAAAAAATGAACTAGATATTTTAAATGCTTATTCTATGCTTTTTTACAAATACAAACAGTGTGAAATTCAGATAAGCAAAATAAAGGAGCTAAATAATGAGTAATACAAATGTTGATTACAACAAAAGACTTAAAGCATTTAAAGAAATTTATCCGCAAATTTTAGAAATGAGTTTAGCGGAAAAATCTCCATTTGGAGAATTTAAAAAGCTTTTAGAACAATTTGGAAACGATAATGTTATAAGAAATGACCAACAATTTCAAAGCTTGGCGCAAGCGTTGGTAAGTGTTGGACAAACCATAGTGGCTCAAAGTCAAAACACTGCCTTGCAAATGATTTTAGGTGGAGATGAAAATATAGTAAATCAAGCCAATATAAATCTAACAAATGCACAAACAGAAACAGAAAAGGCAAATGCAAATTTAGTCAAAAGACAAACCGCTCAAATAGATGATGAATTAGAGCTAAAAGAGCAAAGTGTCAATATAGATAAAAGCTTAAGTATAGAAAAAGAAAAACTATTGCAAGCGCAAACAGAAACAGAAAAAGCAAAACCTGCATTAATAGATAGACAAACTGCTCAAATAGATGATAATTTAAGAATAGAAGCTGCAAAAGTTACACAGAATGTTCAATTTGGATATTGTGCCGGTGGTCTTGATATACCACAAGAAATTATGAAGCTTGTTAAAGAAAAGATAAAAAATATAGAAAAGTTTTCATAATGCTTATAGATGAAAAAAGGCTTACGAGAAATTATACTCTTAAGCCTGCTTATCCATCAAACATAGGAGAATTGGATACAGGGGAAGTATATAAACAATGGTTTACCTATGCTATGATAGGGGTAAATAAATATGTTGAGCTTTTGCACAAACAACTTGTAAGAAAAGGTAGAAGTCAAATTCAAAATATAAACCATCCGCTATTTAAAAATTCGTATATAGTGAAAAAATATAACATTAAAAGCTCTAGCACTGCACCTTATAATAAGGAAAACTATAATCATTTAGGACTTAACCAATTTTTCGTAGGGCAAGATCCATACAAACCCTATCAGGGAGATCCTGGTAGTAAAAATGGAATATATCATGATATTTGCGAGATAAGAACTAATTATAATTTAGGAAGTATGCAGTATTATTATGGTTTTCCAAATAATTTAGCTCTTTTATTTGAAAAAGAAAAAGCTTGGAAATATCACGGAAAAGGATTTTTTTATATCGATGAAAAAATAAATTTCAAAGATATATTAAATAAGGCATTGGAAAATATAAATTATGAAATGCTTATAAATGATATAGAAGTAGTTATTTTTTGCCAAACCATCCAAAAAAATAATGAATGGATATATCCTAGTATTGATGATATTAAAATACCAGAAATTAAAGTAGAAAATGTTGAATTTAAACCAACTTTTAGAAAACCTTATAAAAAATTATGCATTGATGTTGAAAAATTTTATAATGATTTTAAAGAATTAAATAAAAATATATTTAGAATCGAAAAAGTAGAAATAACCTATAATGTATATGAAAAAGCTCAAAAAACTAGAGAGAGTGATCCGAGTAAAATATATTATACTTTAACAAGCAAAAAGATATCTTTTTTTGAAGTATTTAACTCGATAAAAGAAAATTATAAATGCAAATATGCAACTCCTTTATGTTTTTATAATGGTTTTAATTTAGTTTGTTATGAAGAGCCTTATGTTGCTTATTCTTACCTCAATAATCAAAGCTTTGGAAAAAAAGATACAAGTGTTACGCCAAGTATATATCCGCTATATAGAAAAAGTTCAAATTTACCTTATGGGCGCAGAGATAGATGGTTTGCATTATGGGATAGTTTTTATTATCTTTATGTATACGAAAAATCAAGCAAAGGAATTTTAAGCTTTTTGGCACCTATTGTCACTATCGTTTTAGCTGTAGCTACTTGGTGGATGGGCGGACAAGGTGCATGGCTAGGAACATTGATAGGAGTGAATGCGGGTGTAGCTGCGAGTATCACACTAGGGATTAGCTTAGGTTTAGCCGTGGGTTCACTTACTGGAAATAAATTATTTTCAATTCTTAATGCTGTTTGGGGTTTGGTTAATTTTTTAGGTGATTGGCGTGCTAATAATTGGAATTTAGCTGCAGATTTTGCAAAAAATACAGCACAAGCAGCACAAGAAATGACAACTTTTGGATCAACTTTAAATATTGTTGGAAATTTACTAAGTGGAGCTAGTAAGATTTTTGATGTGGTACAAAGCATTACAGCTAATACCCCTGGTATGATAAATGAGCAAAAAGGTAGCGATTTAGACAACAATGAAGGCGGAAATGGGAGCGAAGCTTTTGAATTAGCAAAAGATATGATTAATCCTACAATATGGTATAATTTTGAAACCACAGATATATTAAATGAAAAAATAGAAAAGAAAGAAAAACCTATTTTTATATTCTAAAAAGTTATTGACCTAGCTATTGACTTTGTAAAAATATATAAAATAATTATATGTAAATATAGGCAATATCTCTATATTATTCAAATCTCGCTAACCGCACCATTTGTACCATAAGCTACTATAAATATCAGACTTATAAAATATAGATAAAATAGGCATTTGTAGCTATATAAAGCCTAAATTAAAGTTTTTTCCATTAAAATCCATTTTGAAACTTTTTTCCTAACTTTTCTCCTAACTTTTTATTTTTTATTCCAAAAAGTTAGGAAAAATCGATACAAAGAACCTATTTTAAACTACAAATGATATTTTTCAAAAAACATCCAACTATCTCTAGATGATTTTAGTAAAAACCTAAACAATAGATCTTAAAAAATTATAGATAGCTTTTTATCTTTCCTTATTTAAAGCAAAAAACCAAAAATATTTTTTACCCTCTCAAGAGTGATTAGAATACCTTTGGTTCTTTTTATCATAAAACATAGTTAAAATTATATATAATCTCAAAAACCAAAAGGAGCTTATTTTATGGAAAATAATCAAAACAAACAAGAAAAATTAGAAAGCGTTAATATAGACAAACCTATAGAGAAAAAAGAGGAGGATTTGTTCAGTAGAAATTCAGTAGCAGAACAACTAAATACAATTATTAAAAATTATAAAGAAGAAGATAGTATTACTTTTGGAATTATAGGTGATTGGGGTAGTGGAAAGACCTCTTTCGTTAATATGATTTTGGAGGATTTTAAAGATGATGAAAATTTCATTATAGTGAAATTTAATCCTTGGAATATCTCTACTAGAAAAAAACTTATCAGCGATTTTTTTACAACGCTTACCAAAGAAATTCGTAAAGCTTCATTTCCAAAATTTAAAATTAAAAATTTAAAAAAATATATTCTCATGCAAAATTTAAATTTTTATCTGAAGTACCTAATAAACTAG